CGTGCTCTGCGGCTTCCTTATCAATAGCATTAAGAATTGCTTCAGTTAAGGCTTCATAATTACAAGGAATAATTTCAGGTACATACTTAAAACGGCAACCGCAATCAATAAAACCTGTGGGGTCGCGCAAAACTAAAACAGAATTTTCAGCCTTATTATATTGTTTTGCATAAGCATAGATATCAGCCATACCTGCAATAACTTCTCTTGTACTATTGGAAAGCAAAGGACGAATATTGGTAATATTACCATTATCATCTTTACCTTCCTTATCGTGACCAATGAAGAATACAGCATAACCCATTTGAGTTAATCCACGGAATACTTCATTAAATTCAGTCTTAAATTTAGCCCAACCTTTACCATATGCTAAATCACCAAGAGATTCAATGCTATTTTGGTTACAAATATATTTTGTACACTGGTCAGCAGCAATATCAACACCATCAACAACAACAACATTATATGCTGCTTTTACTTCGGGCTTTTTTAATTCACGATAAACTTGCTTCATTTCAGCCCAACTTGCAATTGGTTGTGCATAAACTCCGGGTAATGTATTATAGCCCTGCTCAAAAGCAAGCAACAGAGATTTACCCATTTGAGTTGCTAGAGTGGTCTTACCAGTCTTATAAGCGCCATATACAAAAGTAATATAGCCGCTTAAATCACGAGAAACCTTATGAGGCTGAATAGCCAATAAATCAATAGCCATAATTCTTTACTCCTTTCTATTAGGTGGATTAGAAATTAAATCCACCCTTGTTAGGAGCAGCGGTTGCGGCAGCGGCTTTAGATACTTCATATTCATCCTGACGCTGCTTAATAGATGCCAGATAAGTTTCACGAGCCGCAATCAAAGTCTGCAGTTCAGTTGCAGTCATAAACTCTTCATCATCCCACACATAAGTTTCCTTATTAGCACCAGTAATAACGAAATCCTTGCGCTGACTAGTAACAGTTCTTACAGAAGGTTCACCAAAAGCAGACTCTTCAGTAATAGTGCGAGAAATGGTCTGAGAAATCTGACGGCCCCAAACGCAAGTAAAGGTAGGATTACTATTGGATGCTTCCAAGCCTTCGAAATAATCCATAGCCAGAGGATTCAAAACAGTAAACTCAACAGGCATTAAGGACTTGCGGAAATCAAAAATAGCACCCTTAACAATCATCTTTTCAGGTTCGTTACGCTCTTCATTAGCCTCTACACGTCTAGTGTTAGTAATCAACATATCACACTTAAAAGTATTTCTCTGCTTTTCATCTTCAACCAGAGCATCAGCAACGTGGATAAAGCCGCCCTCATTGCGCTTAACGGAAACCAGTTCTTCGGGACCATTGCGCTTGGTGAAGAATTCATTCAGTCCAATAGCACTATCAATGCGAATTTTAGAAGCATTTTCCTTACCATCCTTCATTGCAGACTTCAAAGTACCATCAATAATATTCTGAAGTGTAGTAAAAGAAGGATTATTCTTACCAGTAGAAGTAACAGCAGTTACATAGGTATAATGAACCTAAACAATATTAGTCATTTCATTGTCAGTAGCAATACTAACGGTGCCAGAAATAAAGGGAGTGCCGGGATTTTTAGAGGTATCACCAGTTACTTTATTTTCCAATGCGTGTTCATATAAATAGCCTTCGATATGACATTCGTTAATTAACTTCTTTTTCATTTTAAATCTTATTCTCCTAATTAATCTTCAATTACAATTTCTTTACCTTTTTTAGTCAAAGTGTAAACAACTGGGTCTTGCCCCACTTTTTCAACATAACCATCAGAGCACAACTTGCGCATCGCGCCACCAACAGTTCGAGAGGAGACAAACAATCCTTCAGCGATATCTCTTGCCTTCCACAATTCAGTGGTAAGATTGTCCTGCAGATAACGTAAAATTAATTTACCATTATCGGTAAACATAGGTTTTTCGATATCTTCTTTACCCTTAAATGCTTCCCAATAAATTCGTGCTTCTTCATTCATTTCTTGAGGATAAGCATTAATTGCCATTTCGACAAATTTAATAAATTCTTGCTTCTTACTCATAATAATTTTTATTAACTCACTTTCATATCTTTGTAAATATATTATATCATATTTTTTTATAAAAATCAATTAATAATAAATTCATCTGCGTAAGGCAAAGATTTAATAAAATTAATAAAATCTGTATTCCATTCAACTAATTTATGATTTTTACGTTGATGATACATAGTTCTTAAATTTTCATAATTCATAGTAACTGTTCTTGTTTGCAGCCAAGATTCAGGAAGCCAACGAATCAGTTCCTTCCAATAAATCTTTTGAGTTTCTTCATCGCCAGCATCTTTGCAATTAATTGCGGTCTGGCGCAAATATTCCAAATAAGGAATCAAGCACATCTGAACAAAATCGGTATCACAAGGACTCTTAATTTCTTCTCTCTGCATTTCAACAGGATAAGGTAAATTGGTAAAATCACCAATCTCAAAACAATCCAAAGTAATAGGCTTTGCTAACATTTTATGCATTGTAGATGTGCTATTAGCAGTAGTGCCGATTTTGTAGGTGTCAAATTCCTTCCACCAGTAGAGTGGGGCAGTGATGTCAACAGTTACCATAATCTGACGCATAAACTTGCGGTGCTCGGGGCCGAGATGAATCAATCCGGTAGCAGTCTTCATATCTTTTGGACCGATTAAAGCCCATTCAATATGGTCATTAGGGTTAGTAAAACGAAGAATACCATTATCCCAAAAATGGTCAATAATAGCCTAATCAAGATTTTCTTCTTCGGGATACCATTTAGAAATACAAGTTCCAACAGCATCAGCATATTCTTCGTGCGCGCCGACGCCAAATAAAGAATCAATACGATCCCAAGAATTTAGAGGATTACGCATACCTCTTAAAGCATTTTCAAAATTAAATACTTCAATATGTTCAAATTTCATTTTTTATTACTCCAAACTGATTGTATAACCACTTAAATTATTTCCATTACTTGCTTCATAAATAAATAGTTCTAGTTCATCAATAAAACATTTAGAATTTGTATAATCATTAATATCATTCATATACTCACGATAAGAAATAATATCAAAACCAGTAAGTCCATATGCTTTTGCTTTTTCAATCATTCGATAAGGATTAAAACAAACAAATACACCATTTACTTTAGCACACTCTTCCATTAATCTACGAGTCTTACCTGTATCTCTATTCTCAATAATTCTAATCATTTTATACTATACCCAAACTCTTTCGCTTTAAAATATTCTTGCCAGTAATCTTCTCTATCATTTAATAAGGAACGGTCACATTCCTCGATTAATTCAAAAGTAAAGTTTTCAACTCCATCCTTTAACATAGCAGGATAAAGTTTATTTTTTGTAGGAGTTTCTGCACCCATACCTCTTTTTATATGTTGTTTCCATCTATCGGATATATTAGCCGCCTAACCAACATAACACATTTGATTAATAGTATTAGTAATTTTATAAATACCGGTTTTAACGCCAGTACCAATTACTCTACCAATTAAATCAGTATATGGCTTCTCATAATAAACTTTCCAAATGACTTTATTTAAAGCCTCTGGGTCACGCAAATAAGGAATAATATCTTTTAACTTTTTAATCTCATTTAAATCATTTTCAGTGAGATTGAGTTTGTAAAAATCATTCTACTATTGGATTTCATAGGCTCGTTTGTTTGCGGCAATTGCGGCATCTGCAACACTTCGTGAATCAGCAATAGAGGCCTCAAGTCGAATTTTTTCATACTATAAATTTGCGATAGCGGTATTGTACTCTTCTACTCCAAGAGCAAGCATTGATTGATATTCATTTAAATATTCTTCTTTCGCTTTTTCAAATTTTTCTCTTTCGCGTTCAGCAGACTATTCTAATTGTAACTACATTGTTTCCATAGCCTAATCATAAATAATCTTGCTTGCCGTTTCAGCCTATAATTTTAAATCATCAATAGAATGTTGTGTATTATCCTTTTGCTAATTTAACAGCATTATTTCATTTGTTAAATTGCGTGAGTAAAACTCCTATTCTTGAATATCATTTAATAATTTTAATAAACGCTATTCATTTTCTTCATTCTCTTGGCGGGTTTTTTCATTTATCTATTCAATCGCATTTAATTTTGGGCGAACCCGCAATCCAAGTACTAGTACACCTAAACCAAAACCTAAAATTAAACAAGCGATATATAAACCTATCATTTAAAAAAATGGGGTAAGTTATTTAACCTACCCCATATAAAATCTATTAATTAATTATTCTGCGTCTTCTGCATCGGGGTCAAATTCCATACCTGCGGGAGTCAGAGACAGGAACTTAACGGGCTTATGAGTGCCATCATCCAGTTCGATTTCAGCAGGAGTGCGGATACCCAGACCCTTGCGCTGAATAGCAGAGGTAAAAATACCATCAACAGAACGCTTTTCCAGACCCAGAGCCTCTGCAACATCAGCAGAAGTAACATTTTCACCCTGGACTTCCTTTAAATAATTAAGAACCTTCTTAGAATTCTCTTTCATAGCCATTTTAAACAATCTCCTTTAAATTTAAAAAACATATTTTTTTTCTTGTTTGTGTAAATATTATATCAAAAAATTTTTTTTAAGTCAAGATTTTTCAAGAATTTCCTAAACTATTTCATCGATAATTATCATATCTTCAAAACTATCAACGTGGCTTGATAAACGCATAATCTCTTGTTCTGCTTTAGATTTTTCTGCTAAAGTTGTTTCAGAAGACTGAATTATCTATTCCATTTTAGCAATTTTTTGAGCCAAGTTTTTAATTTCTTTCTTTTTCATTAAAAATTTTTTTCCTTAATCTTTACAAATATTATTTTACATTATTTTTTTTTAAAAGTCAAAAAATTGTGTCAAGTGTACAATCTTTTGCGTTTTTATCATCCCGAAATCCTTTAAAGAAGGGATGACGTAGCGTGTGTTCTTGCTTATCCTTTTCCATACACTGCACCGAGCACACGCGCAGATAATAATCATCGAAGTTTTTTAAATTTTCGCGGAGTTCGTCAGTAAGGCCAGATGCTACTGTACCAATTTCAACTAATTCACCTTTATCATTATATGCTCCAATACGGATTGCGGTTTTCCAACCATAAAAATAACCTTTGGTTACGGGGACATAATATCCTGGGAATTTACAAGACCATAAAAAATATTCGCCTTGTTTTAATCCCTCTGGAGTTTCCCAATAAGTCCAAGTAGAAGTGTCTTTGCCTGTATACTCTTTTGTAGCATCGCAAACACCCATACAAACAACATCAGCATAGTCCATCTTCTTAATTTTCACGGAAGACCAAGCAGGCCGTTTATCAGGAGAATAAACAGCATCCTTCTTTTTAAGAACCATACCTTCCTCGCCATTATTTAACGCTTCGGCTGTTGCTTCTTGAATATTATCAAGAATAGGCTCTGCGAGTTCCAAACACATATGTCTACGAGAAAGTTGATGCTTTTCCCACACTTTTTGGAGAACTTGAAAACGGGTCCAAGCACCTTCATTCTTTAAATCTACTCCATTGTACTTAACTATGTCGTGTACATAGTAATGAATAGGTCCGCATAACTCTTGACGCTGTATTGCTTTCGGAGCCAGACAACCCATAATGGTGGTTACATCTTTTGATGTTTTACCAGGATAATAAATTTCGCCAATTAAAATACTTCCATTAGGGAGACAATTAAGAGCCTTTTCCAAATGAGGAACGTTTGCAATTTTTTCAGATAGAATACCAGATTCTTTTGATACTGTTCTACTAAACATATAGCAGACACCATCATCGGTTTTTTCAAATTCATACCAATATCCATCTTTTTTGATAGTAGCAAAATAATCTCCACTATTTGCCACTTCCGCAAACATATGCTCTTTGCCGTCGGGCAGTTTCCAGATTTTCATCGCAGGAACGCATTCGGCGCCAGGCGCGTATTTATTTATTTTCTCTTCTGGAAAATAACTCATAATTTTCTCCTTCTTTTATTATCTATATATATTATATAAAAAATTTTTTTATAAGTCAAACTTTTGAAACAGATAAAATATTATCATTTTTAATAGTTTGATTACCTAATGAGGCTCGACCTAATACAGGAATATCTTTTGCAGAAATGCAAATAGAATTATGATTACCAATAATTAATAATTGATCTTCATCATTAACCATTGCGCCTCCCGCAATATTTCCTTTATAACAAATTAATCCTTTACCTGCTCGCTTTTGGATAGGTAATTCACTTAATTTAATTCTTTTACTTAAACCATTTCTAGCAAATATTGCAATATCATCAGTATTATCTTTAATAGTTAAAGACGATACAATATAATCATTTTCTGATAAATTAATTCCTTTAATTCCAGAAGTCGTTCTTGAAGTAGGAGCAACTTCCATAGAATTAAATCTAATTCCCATACCATTATTAGTTAATAGTATGATATCTTCATTATTTACTAAACTAACAGTTGCTAATGCGTCGCCTTCTTTTAAAGTAATTGCCGCAATACCAGATTTCTTTTTAGTTTTAGTATATTCATCAAGCGCAGTTTTTTTAATAAGACCATTTTTTGTAGTGAACAACACATATTTAGCCGTAGTATCACGATAAATAGAATAGATGATTTGTGCTTCTTCGTTGACATCCATAGCAACAAGGGATTTTATAGATTGTCCCTTCGTTGCATTGGTGCCTTCTGGTATATCATTTACCAAGAGCCTGTACATTTTTCCTAAATTAGTAAACACCATAAGGGAATCGACAGTATTAGTACGAATAGTAGCACTGATGATATCATCTTGTGTTTTCACCCCTTTTCCATTACGCTTTTGGACACGGAAACTTGAAGCAGGGATACGTTTGATTAAACCGCCTTCACTCATAATAACTACACATTTTTCAGGCTCAACAAATTCAATTTCTTTTTCTTCTTTTGTTGTAGCAACTTGTGTAATTGTAGTGCGTCTTTCATCACCATATTTAGTCTTGATTTCTTTAAAAATCTTATTCATTTCAGGAATAGGATTAGTAATGATATCAAGAAGTCTATTTAATTCGATTTGAAGTTTTTTAAGTTCTTCTTCAATTTCTAATTTTTCTAGTTTTGCTAACTTACTTAATTTCATATCCAAAATTGCTTTGGCTTGAATTTCAGTAAGTTTATATTTTTCCATTAATTTAACTTTTGCGGTCGCCGCACTCTCACTCTCTTTGATAAGTTTAATAACATTATCAATATCAGCAAGCGCAATTAAAAGTCCTTCCAAAATATGGATACGCGCACGAATTTTATTTGCTTCATATTCACATTTACGAACTAATACATCTTGCTGGTGAGCGATATATGCTTCTACCATCTGGCCTAAATTTAATAATTTAGGGGTTTTATTAATAAGGGCGACCTGATTAAATGAGTAAGTGTCTTCCAGTCGTGAGTACTTAAAAAGGGCCGCAATGATTGGTTCAGCGCTAAAACCCTTAGACAATTCGACCACGAAGCGTACGCCCTGACGATTACTTTCATCTCGAATGGACGCAATTCCTTGGATTTTGCCTTCTTCGCATAACTTATCAATATCTGTGATAAGAGTGCTTTTCGACACTTTATAGGGAATACTTGTAAATACTATACTATCTTTTCCACTTTTATCTGATTCAATAACATATTCGCCTCTGATTCTTGCTCTTCCCTTACCTGTGAGATAAGCCGTTGCTAACTCATCTTTATTTACAATTAGTCCGCCGGTGGGAAAGTCAGGTCCTTTTACAAAACTTAATAAATCTTTTGTTTCGTAGTTAGGATTGTTAAGAGCATAAATGACCGCATCCATAATCTCATTTAGATTATGCGGAGCAAAAGAGCAAGCCATAGCGACAGCAATACCGGTAGTACCATTAACAAGTAAATTAGGAATACGACCGGGTAAATAGACGGGTTCATTTTCTTCATCTGTGTATGCCAACTGCCAATCTACTGTATCCTTTTTAATATCAGCAAGCATCTCTTCTCCAAGAGGAGATAACTTACATTCTGTATATCTATAAGCCGCAGGACTATCGCCATCACGACTACCATTATTGCCGTGGAATGAAATCAGCGGATAACGCATATTCCAAGGCTGAGAAAGCCAAACGAGCGCACCATAGATAGAACTATCACCGTGCGGATGGAATCGACCCATTGTATCGCCAACCGGCTGCGCGCATTTGACGAACTTTTTATTATTCATATATCCTTTGTCAAACATATCCCAAAGGATTCTTCGAGCAACTGGCTTTAAGCCATCCTCCGCAGAAGGGATGGCTCGGTCAGTAATAACGCTCAAACTATAATCAAGGAAACTTTGTTCTACCTCTCCCACAATAGGAGTTTGAATAATATTATCCATTTTGAGGTTTCACCTTTCCAGTAGCAAGGCCATCAGCAAGTTCATTATATTTATTACCTGCGTGGCCTTTTACTTTCTTTAAGTTAATCTTATATCCAGCATTTAAAGCATCATAATAGGCTTGAATTAAATCTAAATTTTCGGGAATTTTTTTATCAGATTTAATCCATCCATTACGTGCCCAACTAAACATCCAATTAGTAAAAGTTTGAACGCAATAATTAGAATCACTATAAACTATTACTTCTTCATCATACTTACCATAATTAAGTAAAGCCCAAAGAATTGCTTTAATTTCTTCTCTATTATTAGTAGTATTATTAGTTTGTTTAGCATAAGTAGTAATAATATTATTATTATTATCACAAACTACTACTCCAAATCCTCCTGGACCAGGATTAGGATGAGCACTTCCATCAGTATATATAATCATATAATAATATAATATAAATATAATAAATATTATACTTATACTTAACTCCTTATATAATTGTAGTAAAAAATTTTTAGTTTGTCAAATTTTATTTAAAATGGTAATTCTGGATTATATCCAATATTATCATTATTATGGAAGAATCGAATAGATTTTATTAAATCAGGAGATAATAGATTTACTTTTGCTTTTGGATAAATTTTACAAAAAGAATCATAAATATCTCCTGCAGTTTCTATATTACAATTTTCTGTTATCTCAATGAAAATAATATCATCATTTCGAATTCCATCTTTTGGAGTTTCAAATATAATTCTATCAGACATCAACATTCGCCCTCCAAGCATTTGCTTCAATAAACTTCTTACGTGGGTCAACAGATTCGCCCATAAGGTTCATAAATACCTTTGCGGCAGCCGCACCATCTTCAACAGTAATCTGCTTTAAGGTTCGAGCAGACTTATCCATAACAGTTTCGGCAAGTTCATCAGTATCCATTTCACCTAGACCTTTCATACGGCCAAGGTCAAACTTTTTACCAGACTTACGGAATGTTTCAAGCGCAGCATCATCTTTAATATATTGAATTTTAGTTCCCATAGTTGCTTTATAAAGTGGAGGAACTGCGGCGTAGATATAACCCTTTTGAAGTAGTTCAGGACAGAACTTCCAAATGAAAGTTAAGAACAAAATACGAATATGGCTACCATCAACATCAGCATCAGCAGTAATAATCATTTTACCATAACGAAGTTTAGTTTCATCTACAATAACTTTACCATCTTTAATTTCCAATCCAAAAGCAGAAATAAGACCATTGATTTCTTTATTCTGTAAAGCCTTATGTAAATCAACTTTAAGAACATTTAACATTTTACCACGAAGTTGGAATACTGCTTGCGTGTTTCGGTCTCTTGCTTCCTTGGCAGTGCCAGCCGCAGATTCTCCTTCTACGATAAATACTTCACATTCATGTCTATTTTTACTATTGGCATCAGCAAGAGTTTCAGGTAAAAGAACTCTCTTTTTAGTATCTGCCTTACGGACAGTTTCTTTTGCCTTTTTAGCCTTTTCTCTTGCGGCTCGAGCAAGCATAGCCTTTTCAACAATTGCTTTTGCATCTTTTGGATTAGCGTTTAACCAAGTTTCAATTTCTTTTGAAACTAGTCTTTGAACAATAGTTCTTGCTTCACTACTAGAAAGAACATCTTTCGTCTGTCCAGAGAAAACAGGGTCAGGCATAATGAAAGAAAGAACAAGCACAAGCCCTTCTTTTAATTCTTCACCAGTAAGATTAGCATCTTTATCCTTTAATAACTTCTGTTCCTTAGCATATTTATTAACAGATTGCGTCAGCGCAGTTCTAAAACCAGTTAAATGAGTTCCTGCGCTATTAGGAATGGAATTAGTATATAATTTGTAAGTATCAGTATAAGTATCATTATACTGCATTGCTAATTTAACACCAATTCTATCTTCCATACTTTCTGTATAGAATACAGAAGTAAGAGTATTTCTTTTATTATTTAAATCTTTGATATAATCTTTAATACCATTTTGAGAAGTAATAGTTTCTTCTTCTTTATTTTTATATCTAAGATTAAATACCATTCCAGGAGATAAATAAGCAAGTTCTTGAATCTGCTTTTTTAAAGCATCATAATCTAATTCAATTCCTTCTTTAAAAATTGTACTATCGGGTTTAAATTGAACTTGTGTGCCTGTTGGCGCTCGTAAAAAAGGAGTTTCTTTATAAGACTTTAATTTTCCACGTTCAAACTTAGCACAAGCACTTTTATTATCTCTTATTGATTCAACAATAAAAAATTCAGATAAAGCATTAGTTGCTTTCGCGCCTACACCATTCATACCACCAGACGTATTATATCCAGTTTTACCATCACTATCAAATTTAGCACCAGTATGAAGTTTAGTATAAACATTTACTAAAGTTTCACTGCCGTCTTCTGCTTTACCAAAAGGAACACCACGACCATTATCGCAAATAGTAATTACATTATCATTATCAACACAGATAGAACAATTATTACAATGTCCATTTAGATATTCATCAACAGCATTTGAAATAATTTCAAGAGTAATATGTCTAACACCATCAGGTCCAACTGAGCCGATATACATACCCGCGCGAAGTCTAATTGCCTCAATGCCTTCAAGTGTTTTTATATCTTTTACACCATAGTCTGACATATTAATCTCCTTTCTATATTTTTATATAAATATTATAACATATTTTTTTATAAAAATCAAAAAAATGGACTTAACTATTGTTAGTTAAGTCCATTTTTTTTTATATTGGCCCGAAGGGGTCTATCATTTCACAATTATTTTCTTCTATTTTTTCTTCAGTATTCTAATTATTATAATATTTATCTGCGGCTTCATCTAGTTCTTTTAAAACTGTTTCATATTTTATGCCGCCTACTTGATTTTCAATAGTAGATTTTTTATAGTACCAGACTTGACTTACTCCATAAGCCGACCAAGGAAATCCAATCATCGCGGCAATCCAAGGTAAATCACCTACATAACCAAGAGAAACGCAATAAAAAGCCAATAAGATTAATAATATAGTAGTAATCCATATTAAAGCAGATTCTTGATTTAGTAAGGTTTTTGAAAATTCTTTTTTCTTTTTCATCTTGCATTAAATAAACGATATAAAATAGCGGCTAATTCTTCTCTAGTAACAAATTTTTTCCACATTTTATTGCCACTACTATCACCATTGATAAGTTTTTTACTATCTACCCAAGCACGCTCTTTAACAGACCAAGAACTTGGCTATTGTAATGCAATGGTTTTTAAATATTCGTTCATCATTTCATTAAATTTTTCTTGTGTCATTTCTTCTTCATCCTCGCCATTATCATTGACTAATGAATAATCAGGTCTACCATAACCTACAATATAATTAGAATTTAAAGAATACTTTTTGCGGCATACGCCTCCACCATTAGAAATTACTCCAGAAGCGCCTGAAGTATTTCCTTCAATTGTGTAGACATAATTTGAATCAACTTTATAAACTAACCCAGTATGAGAAGATTCATTTGCTCCACGACTTTTGCCAAAGAATATCTAATCTCCCTCTTTCGGATTTTGAAGATGGAATTGTCCTTTATTTTTATAAAAGCGCATTGAATAAGTACATCCTGCGCCAGTGCTTCTATTAGGTTGGACTAATAGTTTTTGTCCTAATTCTCTTCCATATGCTTTTATAAAGCACCAATCAACAAAAGTATCGCACCAGTCATAACCATTTTTTCTTCCATTATAAAAATCTCCAAGAGCATCTAAATCTCTAGCATATTTAGTCCAATTATTTCTGCCTGCGTTGGCAGTTTTATCATCTAATTGACTATTGGATTTTTTTTCCAAATAACCTTCTTCGCCCAAGGCTACTAAAGTGGATTTATACATTTTAATAACCTCCTTTTTTATAATTTTTCAGCAATTTCTGCAATTTGAGAACGATGTATTTTTCTTAAATCTATTTCGCCATATATATCGTGTCCTCTGAACACTTTTGATACACGGCGCATACCATTTCTGCTTCCTGCAAATGCGATATCATCAACTTGCGCTTTGCAGTCTCCATCGATTATACAAATACTATCATTGCCAATTCGCTATAATGCTAATTTCATTAATTCAATATCTAAATTTTGCGCTTCACTAATATAAATGCCGGCGCGCATTCCAGAGGTATCATATCCTCTAATATCAGACATAGGTAAAAGAATTAATTTTTCTTCTTTAATCATTTGTTCAACTATAATGCGGCCACCCATTTTACTACTTAAAAGATTGCCAATTTGTGAATCTAATAGTTTTTCATCTTTAGTTCCTGGATAGAATCCAAGTTTTGCTGAATTTTTAGTTGCAACAGTATTACAAAATACAATAATTTTATCTATTTTATTCTTTTGCAATTGATGTAATAAGAAAGCCATAGATAAAAATGTTTTGCCTGACCCGGCCGGTCCTTTTACCATTGTAATTTTATTATTTAAAAAACTATCTGCTGTTAAAGATTGATATATGTCATTTTTTAAAGGCTTAACTTTACCAAAATAATCACTGTCAAAATTACCAAATGTTAATTTACGATAATTTTCACCAGTCCAGCATAGAGAGTCTACAACTTCGTGGTCTTCATTATATATTATTAAATATTCATTTATTTTTAAATCGTAATTATTTTGATTAAAGTCTTGATAAAAATTAGTTAATTCTTCATCACTCATATAAATTTCTTTATAACCGCAATAAGGGTCTAATTCATTAGACACAGAACTTACATTATTACCAAAATAAATATGCGCTAAATGTTTTAAACATAAATCATTAGTTATAAAGATTATATCGTTTATTGGATGATTTTTTCTATATTCACAACAACAAGCCAAAATTTTTAAATCATTATTAATATTATATGTATTTATATAATTATTATATGATTCTTTGTAAATAACTATATCATAAGAACCATAATGAGATTCTAAAGTGTTAATTAATTGTCTTGCTGTGTATTTGATATCTGGGTCTTTATTAGAAGCATTTTTAATATATTCTAATTCATTTAATGTAATTGATGATATAGCAAATTTTTCATTTTTATCAAATAAATTATCTGCTTTTAATAAAAGACTACTAGTATCATAAAATTTAATCTTCATCATTTTCATCCTCATTTTCATAAGAGTCAGGTAATCTAAAACCAATCACAGATTTAGGAGATTCATCATCTAGTGATAAAACTTTTTTATTATATTCTGCGATTTTGATTGAACTATTACCTTTTAAAGATTCTATCCAAGTTAATATTAAACTTCCAAAAGAATCTAGAATTGGTAGAGCAAATTGAGCAAACAAGATGCCGGAGATAAATTGTATCAATTTTACCCCTCCCTAATATTTTCTTATAAAATAAGAAAAAAATAAATAATTAATTAATCTAATATACCCAATAAAAAGAAATAACCCCTACTTTAAAAGTAGGGGTTATAAATTAAGGATAAGTAATTAATACTTTATTATCTCCAAAAGTTGCGTCCCAAGCAATAGCATCGGGATGTAGCATTTTTACATAATCAAATTCAAAATCAATTTTAGCCTTATCATATTCTAACAAGGCTTCTTTATAATGTTTTCTAAATTCATCATACATAGGGTATAATTCAGTATTAGTATTAGTTCTGATTAATTCAGTCATAATACTTTTAAAAGATTCAACATTATAAAAACAATCGCGCAGATTATCCATTTTTTCTGCGGGGACATCATACATTTTCTGTGCCATTTTTCTCCGTATTCTCCTTGATTTTATTTTTCACTCTATACATTCTTGCCATTTTATCTTTTGTGTCAATATAATCTTTTAATCTCGCGCGAATTAGTTCAATAGAACAATTTGCTTGATTAATTTCTTTTTGTAAATTTTTAATTTCTTTTCTTATACGCTTTGCCTCATAAGAATGTTCATTAAATTGTTTACTATGACTCATTGTAGCATATAGGTGATTTAAAGCGGCGAGCGCAGGTTTTAATTTTGCTTCTTTTTTATTTTGAAGAAAATGTATTTTTGCTCTATCTTCAGCAATACATAAACCAGTGCGCTCGCTTGCTATATCTTCGTCTGTTGGATGACAAGCCGCGTTACCAACACCAATTATATTTTTGTCTTCAATGATACAACTTGCTTTTCTTGTATCTTTATCATATTCATAAATTACATTCATATAATATTATCCTTTTTTATTTTAATAATATCATATTTTTTTAGAAAAGTCAATTATCTTGCATCATAATGAGGAATTATTTCATTATATAAAGCCATTGCTTTATCTACCCATTCTTGTGCAGAGAATCTATCAGTATAGTATTTAAATCCTTCAGAATTGTCAATACCGGGTTCTTCTTCTACTGGAGGTTCTTCTGGTGGTTCTTCTTCTTCTACTTTTTCAATTACTGCACTTGAATCATTAGGGTAATAAGGATTATCTGTGCCACTTGGATGATGCTTATTTAAGTTTTCAAGATATTCTTCACCAGTACCAAATAAAGCGCCTAATAACCAACTCCCTAGTGGTGGTAAATAAAAATCACTGCCGAAACCAGGTCTAGTGTCTAAATTGCCACCAGGACCTCTATACCATTGCAGCCAAGTATCATTATAACTTGGATTGTTACTTCGGGTCATTCTAAATGTTTGTATTTCATCTATTTCAGGGAAATAGGGAGCAAAATTATCATTAGGATTTAAAGAGCCAGATTGTATATTGCTTAAAGGTTGTTCAAGAATATTTTTAAAAGTTCTTTCAAATATACGAGGTATATTATAATATAATAACATAAGACTATCTTCTTGGTCTTGTGTCCAACCTTTTAAATTGTTAATTGTAGTTTTATAAGAAGTAGGAATTTTTTTATTTCTGCGTTTTTCTGCTTCGTATATAATAAATTTGAAGATATTTTGAATATTAGGGGCTCGAACAATTCTATCTAATTCAGTTATATTATCTAATTGTTCTTGAGAAGAACATCCTACATCGCAAGATGTTTTACAACTGCCTTGACAGCCACCACTACAACTGCTATCACAACTACCAGAACAACTACCGGTGCAGTTACCAGAACATCCACCAGTACATCCACTATTACTGCAGCCACAAGTATTTCCACTATTTACTTGACAACTATTTCCACATTGATCGGTACAAGCAGCACATCCATTTTGACATCCATCTCCACAACTATAATTTCCAACTAAATAATAGTCTCTATTTTCTGCTCTTAAATTATGTCTTGTTTCTGCATCTGCTTTTTCTGTCCAATATCCATTTTCATCAACGAATTCAGTGCCTAGTAAATGTTTTATTTCTTCTTTATGTTGAGGTCCAGTATAACCATTATTTTTTATTTCAGCCTCTGTATATTTTTCTCCTTCACTTTTATTCTATTTATTAATACTTTCAAAACAACTTAAAGAACAATTATCTCCGCAACTATTGTTAGAAGAACTAGCGCCAGGAGTCCATTGTGAAGTATTATCTACAATTTTACCCATTATTCCTCCTCCTTCCATATATTAATCTTATTAAAATCATTTTCATCAATTAAATGATTATACATATTATATTCTAATTTAATATTATCAAAACTTTCTTTATCATTACAAATTTTACATAAATATTTAGATGCTAATGCTTGCATTTTATGAGTATCACAAGTAGTAGTTTTTCGTTGAGCAAATCCTTCACTTAATTGATATTCACATCCAGCACACCAACCGCATCCATTAGCAATAGAACATTCTAAACATTTACTAGGATTTGCATTTTTAATAATATATGATTTCTTTATATTATCATAATTTTCAATATGTTCAGGTTTAGATAAAAAACCATTATTTATATCTCCGATAGCCAAAGGTTTTAAATTTTCACCCAAAGAAGATTTCATAAAGCGAATACAAGGATATAAGTCACCTTTATAGTCAAGAGAACTCATTCCTGAACTAGCGCCACACCAACCTCTATCTAATTGATGTTCTTCTAAAGGAGTAAAATTATCGGGATATAAAATACTTAAATATATTTTATTATATAGTTTATTTTCATAAATCCAATCACTAATTCTTTTTAATTCATCAAATAAACGTTTAGCACTTTCAACTGTCCAAACATCTTCGAAAACGCAATTAGCATTAATCTGTTTAAAACCCAATTTTAATAAATTTGTAATGCCATCAAAGATATAATCAATATTATTAGGAGATATTGTAATTTTAGTGCCTTCATTGCCTCTCGCCTTTTCATTTAGTGCGGCGCGCACTGCAATATCATAACTACCACTTCCATCTGGAAATAATCTGCAAGAATCGTGTAATTCTTTATTTCCATCAATAGTTACACCAACATTAACTATACCATTATATTTCTATAAAAATTTCTATACTTTTGGAGTAAAATATAAAGTTCCATTAGTAGAAAAATTATAAGCGTGATTTAGCATCCATTCTTCTTCATTAGTTTCAATGAGTTTCTTTTCAAAATATTCAATAATCTAGTCTACTAAATCAATTTCTAAAAAAGGTTCTCCACCAATAAAATTAATAATAAATCCTTGAGTGGTTTTCTTACTATAAAAAAAATCTGGATTATCTTTATTTTCAAAAAGATAATCAATATACTATTTTGCTATATCAAAGGTCATTCTATTAGGAGTTTTATTAATCTAATAACAGTAAGTACAACATAGATTGCAATCTTCAGTTACTTGAAAAGTAAAATCTTTTACAGAACGTCCATTATTTTCTTGATTATAAATTAATCCTAAAAAATCGTGATATGACATAGAAGGTTTAATCATTTATTTCAACTCCTTTTTATAAAATACAGACTATTCTTTTATTATTTAAATCAATATAAAAATCAGCATATGGTTTATCTTGTATATATTTCATAATAACATAATTTCTATATTTTAAAAACTCTTTATTCGCCTATTGATATTTAGATAAAAAAGAATAGTCTTTAAAGAAATCCCAATAAAATTTAAACCTATTTTTTTCGTGTTGATGTTTTAATAAAATTAAAGCATCATCTTCTTCTATATGAATATAGTATTCATTAAAATTCATATAAAAAACTCCTTTTTCTCCAAAATAAATTAAGCCATATATTTACTATCTGCGGCGGGCGCAAAAGTGCCACCATAGATAAAAGATTCTTTATTTTCACTATAAACAGACATATTACCGCCATTATTGGCAATAAAAGTACCATCATTAATTACCATACTAACTAAAGCGACAGATGCTTCATCATTCTTTTGAGGATTACTCTGATGTAAAGCGTGGAATCCTTTAACAATACCACCATTAACAACAACATTAATAGGCTTCTTTGTAGTATGTTGAGCAATTGCAATAGCAGAACCAAGAGTAGTAGTACCACTGCCGTTTGCACTGACAGACACAGGAGCAGTAACAGACTCAATGATGCCGCCATTAATAATTAAATCACCAGCGCGCATTTCAATACCAGTGCCGCCACGGATTTCGCCACGATTAATAGTAACCTTACTATTGGGTTGAGGATTAAAGATACCTGCGCCAACACCTAATAAGTTAATTAATTCGCCACCATTAATTTCAATTTCAGTATTTTCACGTAGGCCATTGCCGCAAATAGCATAAATATCACCGCAAATTTTACCATTATTGATAACTAATTTAGCAGTTGAATTAGCATCATAGGTTTCTTTAGTGGTCATTAAGAAAGCAGCCATAACATCATTAGGAGTTTTAGAAGCACCATAGACCATACCATTGCCGTCAACAATTAAAGTAGAACCATTTACAACAGCAATAATACCGCCAGACCATTTCATATCGGGTGCAGCGAAAATAGAGTGATTATTTAAATTTAAAGTAATTTCAGTTCCTTTTGGAGTTGTAACTACAGTATCAATAAATAAATCATCAATTAACTTAACCTCATCTTTCCCCAGTACAGCATTGAAAGCATCTTGCAAAGATTCGTAAACTACTCCATTAACTTCTGCTACACCTTTAACAGGGTTAACTACGACTAATCCAGAACCATCTTCATTAATAGCCAGAATCTTTCCAGCGTTTGCTGCTTCATATAAAGAAGATAGATTAAAGTCTTTTATTTCATATAATTCATTATTTTTTTCAATAGCGTTAATAAACATTATTTTTTCCCTCCATTAGTTTAATACTAAAGTATTATTTATAATTTCGCTATCTTCATCAGTTAATACAAAAGTATTATTTGATTCATCGATTACTCCTTCAACACTATCCATTGCCATAGTATTGTTTCGAACAGGATTTTTCAATTCCTCAATTTCTATTCTTAATTTTTCAATTTCATTTTCTAAAGCACTAACACTTTGATTTAATTGATTATTTGTGTTAGTTAATTCTTCGTTTTTAGAAACTAAATTATCTATTTGTTTTTGTAAATTTTCTAATTCAGTACTATCACTGGGAATATCGCCACCTGCTATATTTGAGCCGCTAATATCAACCCATTTATGCTGATTATTCATCATATAAACTTTACTATTTTCTATGATGAAAGCGGTAGAACCAGGAACATCATCCAAAGACAAGTTATTTACATCACTTTCATAGTCACATACATATTCTTTTAAACCATATGCAATGTGGCCACTCTAATTGATAATTCTAAACATTGAATTGCTCCTTTCTTTTTTTCTTATCTATGAAATACGAAAAAACTATGGATGAAATATATAGAAAATGCCCAAGGAGGGTTTTGTCCAAAAATTTTCTATGGGGTCGCGTGGTGGAAATTACGACCGTTGACATAAACAAAAAAATCCCTAGGTTTTTATACCTAGGGATTTTAATTAGTTCGTTTTATTCATAGCATTTGCCAGAAGAGCAGGAATATCAATTCCATTTTCCTTCATAGCATTAATTACCTGATTAGCAGATTTCATAACGTCTCCAACCAATTTAGAATTGTTTCCCTCGCCGTACATAACGATAGAATCAACATTAGTCAGAGGAGCCGCGGCATTAGCGACAATCTGGGGCATTGCGTTGAAATACATTTCAATAACAGATGCTTCACCCATCTTCTTCTGTGCTTCTGCCTTCTTTTCAATGGCTTCTGCTTCTGCTCGACCAATAGCAGCAATACCTTCTGCTTCAGCGAGTGCGGCGTACTTCTTGGCGTCGGCTTCTGCCTTCATAGCCTCAGCGCGCTTAACTGCGGCCTGGGCTTCTGCTTCTGCTTCGCGCATTTCAGTAAAAGCCTTTGCTTCTGCGTTACGTTCTTGTTCATAACGCTGTGCATCAGCCTTATTCTGTCGAGTAATTCTTTCTGCTTCTGCTTTCTGCTCGGCGGCATACTTTTCAGCATCAGCCTGCTTACGAACAATAGCATCCAATTCATACTCTTTCAGTTCGATTTCTTTTTGACGAAGTTCTGCTTCACGTTCAGCCTTTGCGATATTAGCATTGGTTGCGGCGACATCTTTTAACTTTCTCTGGTTTTCTGCCTCAATTGCCTTTGCTGCTTCAGCCTGTGCCTTCTGTGTATCAGCCTGCTTGCGCAGTTCAGCCTGCTTAATTTCCAAAGCGTTATTCTGAATAGCAATTTCTTCGGCTGCCTTTACCTTTGCTTCATTTGCGGCCTTTGCGTTTTCTGCTTCGGCAATAGCAACTTCACGCTGGGCATTAGATTTAGCGATAGAAGCGTTCTTGCTAATCTGTGCGATATTATCAATACCAAGGTCATTGATAACACCATTATCATCGATAAAGTTCTGGACGTTGAAACTAATCAGTTCCAAACCAAATCGAGCCAAGTCAGGGACTGCGTTCTCCTGAACCTTTTCACTGAACTGCTTGCGGTCGCTAACCATATCAGTCAGTTTCATCTGACCAATGATTTCACGCACATTACCTTCTAGCAAGTCTCTAACCTTTCGACCAATGTCTTCGCGAGACACGTTAAGGAAGTTCTGCGCGGCTAGTTTCATCATTTCGTCAGTTCGACCGACGCGCACGTTAACATTGCTATCAACCTTAACATTAATATACTCTGCTGTTGGAACTGCGGTAGATGTCTTTACGTCAATCTGAATAGCACCAAGATAAAGATTGTCCTTACGTTCTAGGAATGGAATCTTGATACCAGCCTTACCAATTAGGAAACGAGGTTCCTTATGCGGACCGGAAATGATAAACGCTACATCAGGCGGCGCTTTGACATAACCACTTGCAAGCAATACAATCAGCAAAACAATTCCAATAATCGGCAAACCAATAGAAAGAATAGTTCCAATAGTAATAGTCATTATTTAATTTTCTCCTTATTAGTGGTAAAAACCACCGTCTTTAATTTCTCTTGAATATTTATTACAAATTACTTTTTCATTTTTTACTTGCGCCAAGCGTCCGCGCAAACATCCTTGAAAATATTCGCATCGAGCGCAATCTCTTTCCTCTTCTCTTTCAGCCTTTTCTTTATATTCTTTGACTTCTGGAGTCATAATTTCTTCAGGCCAACACTGTTTCCAAACTTCTTCAATGGAAATAGGAGTAAGATTATTAGTATCACAACCAATATGGAATGTTCCATCGTGATAACCATAAGGAGCATTAGAGTGAACGTGTCCATACAACCAAACAACTTCACTATTATCCTGCGTAATCATACGAATAAATTCTTCATTATTATTAGGAAAATGGCAAAGAATAAAAAATCTACCTTTATATTTAATATAATCTAAATCTTTTACATCAATACCATTTTCTTCATAAATCTTAATTCTATTCTTCTGGTCGTGATTACCACGAATTAAATGAATTTTACCGGGCAATCTATCAAGAATAGGCTGAATTTTATCCAACTGTCCCATAAAGAAGTCACCAAGAACATAAACTTCATCTTCATCAGTAATTCTTTCTTGCCAGCGTTCAACGATATATTCATTCATTTCATCAATATTTTTGAAAGGACGAGTGATAGGTTCATAAGCAAGAATATTTTTATGGGAAAAATGAGTATCACTAGTAAAATAAATCATTTAATTTCATCCTTTCTTTAAAAGAAATTAAGGAAGAGTAATATTTACACTAGCATTAGCAAAGTCCATAGACCAGTTAATAGCATCAGGGTACTGCGCCTTAACAACCTCGTTAGTCAGTACATCCTTCGCGGCCATATACTTCTTATTAACTTCAGCAAATTCATTCTGATAATTCTTAAAAACAGGTGCAGAAATATCCATATCTTGCGTCAGAACATAACCAATAATGGCTCGATAAGATTCAAATTCATAATGCAGTCTTTCGAGTTCAGTAACAATAGGATGGTCAACCTTAACAGAAATATTAGTCATTTTTTATTCTCCTTTAATATAAATAATATCTTTATATTGAAATTTATCATTTTTTGGGTCGGTCATTGAATTTTTCATATTACGAATTACCTTTTCAGGTACTTGCCGGCGCCCCACGCGCATCAAATTGCGTTCAATGCAAACATCAAGAGGCGTATCAAATACAATACAATATACATCAACATTTTTAGGATTAATTCTATTGATTATCTTTTTTCTTGATGCTTCTGTAATATGCGTTGCATCTACATAAGTTGTATCATATTCATTTAAAGATTTTCTAATTTCATTGATAAAGCAATCAAATACTTCATCTTCCCGAGAAAAATATGGTTCATCTTCTGCTACAAGAGCAAAGCGAATATCATCACGAGAAATTGCTCGGGCATTTTCACTCAAAGGCATAGTGCGCTTCAAGAAAGTGCTTTTACCAGATGCAGGACATCCCACTAACAGGTACAGGCTCTTCTGCTTCATCTTTAAAATATCCTCCTTCAAAAGCCTCTTTAAATAGTTCAATATCTTCCAAACTCTTACATTCAACGTGATTCATTTCGGTTCGGCAAGTTGTGCAATAAAGTTTCTTGCGGTGAAATCTTCCGTGCTGATGACCCTGGTTACGCATAAGAGGCAAACCGCGGTTCCCGCACTTAATACACCAGAAACTATGTTCTTCAAAATGCTTACCCATAAATACCAATCCTTTCAATCTTTATATAAATATTATATCATATTTTTTATAAAAAATCAATTTTATATTTTTACATTAGACTGAAAGATATGTTCATCAAAAGTGTTTAAATCCAAAAGACAAGCAGTTTTAGTTTTATAAGTAGCATTATCAATACAACACTTATGCTCTAACATTACTTCATCATCTGGACAATACCAATACGCGCCAAACTCCCATTTAAAAGGAAAAATATTTTCCAATTCATCTTTAATATAAGGAATAGGAGTATGTCCGTGAACTACTATATCATATCCATATACTTTATTCCATTTAAAAAGATAATGATTTCTATCCCAAAGCATATTTCTTTTAACATCAATACTTTCTATTTTACCGGGGTTAATGGGAAGATAGCCCGAATGGCATAGATGAATATGATGGTGATTTTCATTAATTACGTCAGTGTAAAAAGGTAAAGAGTTAATAATTTCCATCCATTTTTCTACTTCTGGGTCAGCAAGCGCATCTTCCCAAGTAACGTCTCCACCATTATGGATAAGAAGCATATATTCATAATCAAGATATCCACAATCTTTATATGTTCGATATGTATTATAAAGCATATCTTCGTGATTACCTTTGAGATAAACCCAATTAGGATGTTCATAAATGGCTTTCATTAACTTCCATCCATCTGGACCTCTATCAGTAGCATCACCTAAAAAATAAACGATATCATCAGATTTAATAAAATTATTTACTTGTTCAAAAATATCATACATTCCGTGTAAATCACTTATTGCATACATAATAATATCACTCCTTATATATTATTATTATAACATATTTTTTAATAAAAATCAATAAAACTCCGAACTAATTAAAGTTCGGAGTTTTTTATTTCATTTCTTACTTTCATTACCACGGGTCGATCTCCGGCACCCATACCTTATCCTCCTCGTGTTCGGTAAGAAGTCTCGGACAGTTAAGACGAATGCACTGTTTATGCTGCCCTCGCTTATACATACTTTTTATTCTTGTTAATTTATCAACATCGGGAGTAATACCGTTAATCATATAATCATCTAGTTCATCATAAGAAAAACCAAACTTTTCTTCATCGCTATAACCGCACATTCCATCATCTGGGATTTTATCTACCCAATGTTCAAGAATGACTCCTCGCTTAGCCAGTTCATAGCCAATCATTTTCACATATCGAACAGGATAATCGTGGAACAGGGCAAAATCACCAGCACCATCGCCCCATTTAGTAGACCAACCAACATAAATCTCACTCGCATTACAAGTATCAACTACTCGTCCGTGGCAAGAAGAAGCAACTGCATAGAGCATAGCCATACGAATGCGCGCAGGTGTATTAGTTAGAACCATACTAATATCTGCGTCGGGGTCATTATCATACAGTTCTCTACAATAAGCATCATAAAATCGTTCAGTAATTTCTCCGATGTTAATAATAGAAGTCTTGATTTTTAGATGGTCGCAAATAACCTTTGCCAAATCCTTATCCTTCATAATATTTTCGGGCATAATTACACCGACCACTCTATCGGGACCAAGCGCTTCTTTAAGGAGTGCGGCCGCAATTGTAGAATCCTTACCACCAGACATTCCAATTACTGCTTTTGTATTTTCACCATACATAGCAAATTGTTCTTTAATCCAGTTAATAATATAGTCTACTTCCTTATCAGGGTCGATAGTATATTTCTTGCCTTTAAAACGGCTTAATGCAGATGTATAATACATAATTAATCCTCCAAGAAATAAATATATACTTCAAAATCTTCTACCAAAACTTCTTTAATCATTTCAAGAATTACATTCCAGTTTGCGCCGCCACGATAGCAACCAATATTTCCGGGGAATCCAACTTTACTACCTTTTGGAATAGTATTTTTAATCTCATTTAAACAGTTCCAAAAAGCATCATAAGAAGTATATCTTTTACCATCATATCCATAATCATATTGTGAAGCCATATGAATAACGCTTGTTTTATTAGATATAGGAGTGACACAAATATGATTAAATATTTTATTACTACCATTTTGTTCATACCATAACATATAATCGATATATGTTTTTGGATATTTCTCTCTAATACTTTTAGCAATACCAGAGTTCATTTTACCTTGACAATTTACTTGATGACAGATATAATCTACATCTGTCATCAGTAAATCTCCTTGCTTAACATAAAGAGCCATTAAAAATTCTCTCCCCACATATTTCTACGAATTTCAGCCAGGCTCATATCTCTAATAATATGACCATTTTTCATAACCAATTGTAACTGATTATCAACATAATCATTGTGTGCTTCATAGAAAGTCCAACCATCAGTATATTCGCCATTCTTATCAACAATAATACAGCCTCTGGGAGACTTCTTCCAAGACAATGCTTTGGGTTCTTTCTGAATAAAAACAGGCTTAAATTCTTTATTTTCACCATAAGTAGCCTTAATAGCATAACTGAAAGTATCACGAGTATAAGGGCTATAACTCACTTCATTGGTATAAAAATCCTTATTTTCAAGACACATAAAAGAGAAAGAGCCAACGCCAAGAGAAACATTATTAATAGCAAAACCCTTAACCTGCAATCTGCGGCCAATCTCATTCAGTCGGTCAGGAGTAATAGAATCACCATAAACAGCCTTAATATAAGCAGGCAACTGAATATAACCAAGGCTATTCATAGTGCCACCGAAGTGGTGATACAGCCACCAAACAGTACCCATTTCTTCAACTTTCATATCTTCAAAATTGAAGGGGCCAGTCATATTTACATCATAGTGGTCAATGAAATCATAATCACTATCAGTCCAAGCGCCACGCTCTTCGCTCCAATAAGGAGAGCATACAACTCTATAATAGGCATCCTTGTAAGAGATAATGGCTTTTACATTTTCCTTTGGGTAATCAAAATATTCGCTAAGATAACCGTCTTTATCATCGAGAAAATCTCCCCATTCATCTTCGTCGGCAATCTTAATATATTCCCAACCAGCAACAATCTCAACAGGGTCGCCGGAATCGCCACGGATACCAAGCCAACCATTGTGATTCATAATTTCAGTCTTACACTGGGGCAGAATATTCTTGACCAGATTTTCATAGTCATAAGAATCACTTACCATAGAGAAACTATGATTAGGATAAATTTCAGTCAGCAGTCTCTTAATATGAGTAATTTCATCACCATCAACTGCGTAATTGGAACACATAACAGAGTGTTCGGTGGAAATTGCGCCGTAGCCAACTTCTTCGGTTTCAATATCGCAATTATAATTTTCTTCCAGCCACATAATTGCGGGGACAGTTGCCGTGCCAAGGAAGGACAGCAGCCAAGCAGCGGAAGAAGTGATTGCGGATTCAGGACAATGCTGACCGCGCATAGAGAAATCATTCAGCAGACGTGCTACACGATAATCTTCATCACAGGTCTTTTCAACCCAATATTCAGCATACTTACGATATCTACGACCAACTTCTGCGGAAACTTGAATATGCCAAATATAAGCAGAATACATAGTTTCCAAAGTATTAGTCAGCCAAGCGAAATCGGGATGGGTGTTTACAAACACAGACTGCGGTGTACCAATCTTGGTACTCGTGCCCTCGGGGATAGCGTAAAACGCAATCGGCAGATAACCAAGTCTATGAAGATTAACAACCTTATCAACGCTATAAGCACCTACGCCGAGAGTATGGTCGAGCACACGTTTATATTCGCGCACTACTTCACTTTCATATCGATTGAAGAAATGTTCGTCAAATGCCTGAATCAACATCTTACAGAAAGCCTGACCGCCAAAATAAACAACTTCATTAACATCTTTCAGTCGAGACATTCTAGGAGTGCCAGGGGAATAAATCATTGTCATTCCTTCTGGATATTGTTCTGCGTGAGTAGCCTTATAAAAATCAATCATCAACAGAGGATTATACATAGTATCAATTTCCTTTCTCATTTTGTATAAATATTATATCATATTTTTTATTAAAAATCAATAAAAAAATGTGTGTATTAATACCAATACACACATTCTTCTTCATCATTTTCTTTTTGTTCTTTTAATTCTTTTTTATAAAGATGCTCTTGAATCATTGGATAAATTATGTCACCAAAAAGAATTTTACCTATACAACAAAAAATTGTAATTAAAATAATAGCACCAATAATTTTAGGCCAACAGACGAAACAAATAATAATAAAAATAAACCCAATAGCACTTAAAATCGTAAGATTTTTAGCCTTTTTATTAAGTTCTTTTTCATCTATGTTTTTCATTTTTTAATTCCTCATATTGTCTTTCAAGATTTTCATATCGATTCAACAGGCTCCAATAAGCCTGTTGAATCTTATATACTGCGTCTTGATAAGAGCATTGATAATGGCAATCTTCATCTTCTGGAAGGCATTCTTCGTAAGGGATTGGACAATTACCACAAAGACTCATTATTCAACCTCCTCAATAAACATAATAATTTGTAGGTTTAGTAAGAATAATAATTAAATCAATTAACCAACCGATGCCACAAAGACCGCCAGTACAAAGCCACAAGATACCGGTTCCAATTTTATGTTCATAAAATCTATGAGCGCCAATATAACCAAGAAACAAACACAAGAAAAATGCTATCCATTTATTTTTAGCCGTTCCAACTGGAATATTATTGTTTGTATTTGTATTTGTATTATTAATAATAATAGTAGGATTATCCATTATTTTTTATCTCCTAAATTTCTTCTGCTTCTTCCATATCAGGTGCATCAGCAGATTCTTTGATAATACCTTCGATAATTTTAAAATTATAAGACTTTTCTTTCGCTACTCGGAATCCAGGAGCGTTAAGCGCACGCACAACTACACCTTCAATAATATGAGAACCGTCAATAGTAGAAGGAATATCCAACCACTTATTAATTCTATTCATAAAATCTTCTTCGGTAGTATAAATGAATCTATCCAATTCAGGTACTACTTCAAACCCCATCTGCTCGGCGCGCAGTTTTACCAAATCCCAAGGATATTCAATAGTATAACCATCGGGAGAAGTATAAGTCATACGATAAATAAAGAATCGAGATTTATTTCCAGAACATCCATAAGAGAAAGTAGTAGTAGGACCAAACTTTTTAATAAAAGCCTTATCTTTGGTTTTTTCATTGTTGCCAATTCCCATAATAGGAGTGCCAGTTTCAGTAAAACCTGCGATTTCACCAAATACTTCTTCACCTGCGTGAAGTTTCCCCTCAAATTCCTTACCCCAGTTAATACGGAATTCGTTGCTTCCATAATAACCGCCAGTATTACTTTCAACAACTGTTCTACGAGTACCAATTACATACTTATAATTAGATACTTCCTTACCTGCTCGATGGAAAATTTTGTCAAAAATATTCTTCTTATGAGTAATAGAAATAGTATTTGCATTTCTAGAACTCGTTCCGTGAACTTTTTCAGTTAGACAAATTACATCGCCGGGCTTAAAAAGATTCTGACAAAATCTCAACTGCGGAGTATCAATATGTTTTACAAAATGAGGCAGAGTTTCTACTTTTGCCTTTTTACTCTTCTTGTTATTTCCAGTAGAGGAAGTTGTATGATTAGAACGAGGAATATATTTCTTACAAATTTCTTCTCCATTCCAAGTATCAATAGTAATACCAGGCTTTAGGTCACTAATATCACCAAGATAAGACAGAGAAGTTAGAGGCATAAAAATACCATCACTGCGTTCGCCACGCAATTTAATAGCCTTAATGTTGCGCTTATCAGGTTCTAGATATCCAGTATCAGGTGTTCCATCCGGTAATTTGCGCAAAAGATGATTTTCAATACAATATTTTTCACTCAACTGCAAATCAGAAGGGAAATAAATACCAATATCTCCCAACTTAACTTCCAAACTTACACAAGTGTCACATCCAAAAAAAGTTGCAATCTGCAATTTATCCGCATTAGTATGCGGTCTCAATTCTTTAACTTCAACAATATATCCACAATGCATTTATTTATCTCCTTTCATACATTTGAGACATTCTTTTCTCATTTTATCATAGTTAAATGTTTGATAACTGTCTTTGATACAGTAATAAACATAATCATCTTCGTGTCCTCCATTAGCATCAATACCAAAACATTTTGTGCTAATGGAGTGTAAATTAGGACAATTTCCCCAATCTTTTATAATATTTACCATAGGCTTTAATTTTATTATTAATTATTTTTGCTACGATTTTTTTAATAAAATAGTTATCCGCGTTTCCATATACGAAAAAGAAAGTTTCTTCTCTGTTGGACTCACTCCTGATAAACTCACGAAAAGCATAGTACCACTTTCCTTTCATTCCAATTTATGAATTAAAATTTGAAGAGTATCTGCTTTTAATCATTTATTTCATTCCAATCATATTCATCAATAGTAAGGACATCTACATCTTCAATTGCTACAACATAACGCTCAACGGCATTTTCGATATCGTCAGGCTTGGCATCATCTT